CGTTGTGCCTGCGCTTGGTTCCCTTGTACTTCTCTGGATCAGCCACCTTCTTGCGATGATTGATCGCTGGCGTTTCCACCTCGGTTACTTCTTCAAATGGGTTTTTCTGTTCTTGGCTCATGTGGCTGCTCCTTTCAAGTGAGTTCTTCCGTATGCTGCGGCGACCGTTCGGACGGTCTCTTTCAGGGCTGCGTCTGCCTGTCCTTCTGGGACATTAGCCAGACCAACAGTCTGAACGGTAAAGGTGAACTGCGGCCCAGCGGGGTGCTCAAACATGTGGACAGCAATAGACCCCTGATACTCATATCCCCAGGGTTTGACGGCCTGTGCGGCTGACTCCAGGTGCATGTGTGCTGCGTCTCTATTGAGGTGTTCATTCGCTTCTTCACGTGTGACTGTTACCTTACGTTCCATTCTATCAGATCTCCCTTGACTATACAGTGTGTCAGAATATACACACGTCAACCATGAAGTTCGAGTCAGTACAAGTGAAAACGAAGAAGGGCGAGATGCTTCTCGTTCGCGTGGGGATGCCAGAGACCGTCGAGGAGCTCGTTGCTTTAAAGGGCGAGAAGTGGATTCTCTCAAAGACTCTCGAGAAGTGCTTCCGCGAGGAGAAGAAGACCGCTGTCCGGCGAGCTTTGGCGACCCGGATCGTGGTGAAGCTTGGGTCTTTGACCGAAGAGCAACGCGAGCTGCTCCGCGCCGCTGGCGTACTATAACGCGTCCGGCCTGGATTTCGGCCCGTGCGTTGGCCATTTCATCCAAGAAATCACGCTTGGTCATCTTGCCAAGGAATGGTGCACACTGCGCGTCTGTGTGCGTCTTGTAGCAGCTCTCGAGCAGCAGCACGTAGTTGAGCGCGAACCGCTGCCCGTACCACATCTGAATTGGGTAGGATAACGCTGCTCCGATGATTCCAATTATCACTGAATTCCGGTATCTTCTAAGCATGGCAACTCCCAAAGAGAGAAAACAGTTTGTTCAAGGTGCGACTCGGGCTTACGACATGAGGAGAGATGCTCCTGGAGTCGCCAAGGCGATGGATTCGGCCAAGAGCTACGTGAGCAGCCTGTTTGCTCCGGCTCCCGTCAAACCCAAGACGACTGACATGGCTCCTGAGGTTGATCCGGTCCTGGCTCAAATAAGCGAGGGGTTCAATAAGCGTACTGGCGGAGATCCAGCCTACCGTGCAGCTCAAGCCAAAGCCCAAGCTGAGGCTGCCAAGGCTGCGCAGCGAATGAAGTCCGGGTACGATAGCTCCGCGTTTGACGCTGTGCCCGACGACATGGGTCACGCGAATTACCAGCGCCAGAAGCGTTAGATCATTCTTCATAAATCACCTTGCCGTTTGCGATGACCTTCTCCTTGTACTTGCCGGAGTCAACGTAGGTTCCGCGAATCACGCTCTCCATGCAGTCGTTCATGTTCATGTATTCGGATGCCTGGTCCTTGCATCGTTCGCCTGCGTACTTAATCACTTGGACCCTGCGCTCGAGCTGCAATTCTTGCTTCTCGAGTAGCTCCCAGTGAAGCCGCTTCTCAGGGCTTGCGCATCCCGATGAGAAGCATCCCTGACCGATCGCCAGAGTGAGTCCCACGACTGATGCGACTGCTCGTATACCGTGGTCAAAAAATGTCTCTTCATGCTTACTCATATCGGCTCCTTTTAAAATTCATTGCGTGGCAGTACACACACGCCACTGATTGCGTTAGATTTGTAACAGACCTCGCGGATATCGCTGCAATCGATGTTATACAAGCACGGTTGACCTGGGTATGCGCGAGCTGGCGATGAGACCAGCTGCGTTGCTGCGATGATGGCTGCCGAAATTACGATCAGTACGAGTGCTTTGGTCTTCATTGTGTGGCTCCTTCTTTTCTGAGTTGAATACATCCGAGGCATTCTGAATCACTTGGGCAATCTAAGCCGCAAGGATAATCTTCTACGCATTCGTCGCAGTCGCATGAGAGTCCGTTGTCCGCGTCAATCTGAATCACTTCTTCTCGCGAGTAAGTAGAGCCCTCGAATGAAACGCGAGCGTTACAGCAAGGCTCACCGAGCTGCGAGTGATCCTTACACGCGGTACACACTCCGAATTGATTGTATAATCGCCTGCTCATTTGGAGTCTCCTTCTTCAAGTCCGCGAATGAATGCATGCATCAATTCGTAGGTCTCGCGCTTCGAGTTGAATCCGTGCGTGATCTCAGTAATCCCGCCACCTTCGTTCATTGTACGCACTAACTTAGTTCCGCCATAAGCCTGGTCTAAGTGATAGTGCCCAACATTCGCCTTGAATTTCTCGCCCGGTTTTGAGTCCGAGTAAGTCAATGGGGAGCCAGTCATTCGATTAATGCGAGCGACCACTGCCTGTAAGTCTGCTATTAAAATGCGTCCCATATTAAAATACCTCCCCGGATGTGAGTTTCAGAGCGTGAGCAAGCTTATTTTTCAATTCCGCTTGTGTGCGCCATGTGATTTCGACCTCTTTACTGCCTTCACAGAAAACACTCGGAGCCCACGAAATGTGCGAGCGATGGTATGGCGCTTCGAGGTTGACCGCAGCTGATACTGAGGCGGTATGTAGTCCCTTCGAGTCTCGCCCATGGTACATGAACCGGAGTTCATGCATTACGGTTGAGTTTTCGTCGCTCAGACTCTCACACTCGTCGTTACTAAATTCGTTCGCCAGACGCTTCAATTCGGCGTCGTCTGATTCTTCGAGCGCGTGGTAGCTCACATCCTCAGGTTTAATTCCCTTAGACGCGAGTAACTCCGCGTGACGCTCGGCGAAATTCGTTTTCACATCTTCGAGCGTTCCGTCAATCAATCGCGATAATTCGACGTTTGCCTTGCCGTGCGCGAGTGAGTAACCGCCTCCCCAGTAGTCAAGGTGTTGCGCGAAATTCTGGTACACCAGACCGCCTTTATTGTGCGAAAACGGGCTGAATCCGTCGCGCGCCTTGCATTCAATTCCTTCAATGCATTCGTCGTCTGATTTGAATCCCTCAGGACCACTGCGGTCTTGTGCCGCTTCTAAGAGTAAGTCCCTTACAATCGCTTGGGTACCCTTCGGTAGTTCCTCGAAGTACCCGATGTTTTCTTGATCACGGTTGAAGTTGATTTGCTTGAGTGTACTCATTTGCGGCCTCTTTTCGGTTGAGTGTTGACGTGAGAGACGTTGCTGTATTGATCAACGCGGAAGACTCCGGGGAAGTACCCGGTTTTCTCCATGTGCGCTTCAATCAGCGCGTTGCGCTTTTCAACGTCAACCTCTCCGTCGTCCGAGGTGTACGCGTCTTGATCAATGATCATGCGTTGCGACTGCCAGACTCCATTGTCTCCGCGTCGTGCGTCGTCTTGAATGATCAAGTTATCGTCGCCATGGGACATCAGTAGGCAGTCGTTCTCGAAATCAGCGCGCATGAAGTGATTCTCACTGAGCCAGTTTTCAAGGTATTCTGCGCAGTCGGCGTACACTCGCAGGGCATCGGTCGCGCACCATGATTCGATATCGCCAGACTCGCCAGTGGTGTATTTGACGGAGTCCTGCGTTGCTTGGATCGCCTTGGCGAGTTTTTTGTCTGCGTCGAATATTTTATTGTATTCGACTTGCATCTGCGACTCGATTTCGAGACGCGTGGTGCGCGTGTCTGCTAGTTGCAATTCAAGTTCTTTAATTCGTCTATTCATTTGCGTACTCCTTTTAAAATACGGTTGATTCGAGCAAGGACGCGAGGCGACGCGTCAATATGCAATGATTCCCGCCGCTCTGATCCGTCGCGATAATCAATCTCTGGATCAATTGAATACAGCGCAGATTCACTGCCGAATTCGTAACCGCCTAGGGAGTCAACTTCCTTGATCAGTTCCCGCAACGAGACCTCGCGAGACTCGTATACGAAGCCATTTTCGGCGAAATCACCTTGCTCGGCAGACTCCGGAGTAACAATGTCGTAACAGCGTGCGAGTTTAATTAAGCTCATTTGCGTACTCCGATCGTTGCGGCCATTGCCTGATTTTCGGTCTCATGACGGGCAGATTGGACTGCCAACAAGGCGACAACTAACCCGACTACCGCGATCAGCTGATGCATGAAATTGAATGAAGATGGGCGACGCATAATAGTTGACTCCGGTTGAGTGTTGATTGCACAAGCGGCGCAATTGACGTCGGTCTCATTGAGAGACTGATAATCGTCGTTGCAGCTAACAATCGAGCGGCATGAGTTACAGACTGCCAGTAGGTTTAATTCGATGGAGTTCATGCCTCTAAGTATTGCAACGGGCATGCCATTCCCACTAGGCAGTATAAGGGGACTAGAGGGCTATTCTGCCTTGTCAGATTGGAGATCTTTTAGACACTGTAAAAGGCTTAAACACCCTTGCAAGAATAGGCCGTCGTCGTACCGTCTCTTAATTTAAAAGGGGACTATAGGGGATTAATAGGTACTTCTTCTTAATCTTCTTAATAGGGATTACGTTCCCTTAAAAGAGAAGACACTTCTTAGGTAAGGTTACAGGACACCCATTCTTGATCCTCAACTGATTTAATTGATAATGAGTGGGAATAGAGTTGATTGTCAGAATAGATCGGGAACGGGGAATCAACGAGGGGAGAACGGGGATGCTGAGAGGAGTGAAAAGCAGCATATCTCGCACCAAAGTAACAGCTCGCAGGAATCACGTTTAAACTCGCTCAACACCTATACAAGCACAACCAGAGCGGCAAGGCAGGCAAACGGGAACTCCCTTGTTGAGGGTTTATGATCCCCCCAAGCTGGTTTTCGCCCCCCCGCTGGCACCGTGTCGCCGTGGCCGTCTCGCCTTGGCCACTGCGGCTAGCCGGGAATTCCGTTCGTGTCGCCCCTCAGTGGGAATAGGCATGCAGCGCAACGGGGATATTATACTGGCGCAATGTGTACTAAGGATGGCAGAGCGCAGGTAACACATGGGAATCACTGAGAAAATGACCCCGCCCCCTACCCTGGCAGACCCCGTGCGCGAGTTGGTCGGGGTTGCTGTCCCCCTCTCGCGGACTTTTCTCATTTTACCTTTCTGCCGCACCGCATCATGACCATTTCCTCTACCCAAAACAGGAAATATCTGTAAACGTATGCTGATGGACAGCACAGACACCCCCAAAGATGCCATGAACTCATCGATTATCGACCACTTTGACACCAAAGCTGTGGTTGTTGATGGGGTACCAGCCAACAGCATACCAAAACGTCACCAGGAGCTGTTTAAACGGGTGTCTGAAAACAGAGTTGGAAGGAAAGAAGCGATCAAAGCGAAGTGCCTTCACTGTGTAGGACTGGAGGATGGTATCCGGAGAATCAGAAACTGCACGATCATTATATGTCCGCTCTGGAATTTCCGACCTTACCAGTCGAAAGAGCTCGCAACTGATTCAGTTGACACGGACGATTGATTTGTTGATGCGAATTGTCGGTCTATTTGGTTGAGTCTGGTGAGTTGAATCTGCTGAGGTGGCGGTTTATACTGGTGGCATGAAATTGAAGATGCCATCGGTGAAGGGTATGCAGCACATGGAGTACCTGGGACACTTCTCGCAAGATAAGTGGCTGGCCAAGGGACACAACGACGTTCCTGATGAACAATCAAACATGGGAGCCGCCCTAAAGTCGATTCGTGAAGCCGTCAAAGGAGCAGAAGCTGAGCCACCCAAAGCAGCTCAAGCTGAACGCGCTGGTCCGTCTGCTGAAGAAATGCGCAAACGCGACGAAGCAGCTGCTCGGAGATCACAAGAATCGCGCGAACGCGCTGCGCGTCAGGCTAGAGAGAATGACTTAGCCGAACAAGAGAAACGCCCCGCTCGCGAAGTCGAATAATCGCTTTGACTGCCAGGTAAAATCCGAGTCCCACCAGATGGTCGTCCGCGACCTCGGAGTAGGTGTCGACAAGCCACGTTCCTAGGTAAGAAGCCGCATACCAGTCGCTTTCTTTGTAGCAAAGATAGAGCAGGTAAGGAGACTGGAGCGTCACCTTGATGGCAAAAAACAACCCGTTTCCACCCAAGAACGCTCCGACAATTGGTATCAACTTCCACATGCATCCATTCTCTCATTCGGAAGCTGAACCCACAATTGCGTCTCTGCAGACACACCAGATATCAATCGAATCGGTTGATATGCCCCTATTGTCCCTAAACCAATATAGTTGCTTGATCTTTGTGGTTTTGGGCTGTAGCTAGGCTGTCCAAAAGGGAGCCAATAAAATGAAATCAACTAAGCTAATGACTCGTGCAGTGCTGAACCGTATTTTTGAACTTAGAGATAAAGACAATTTGGAGTGGGAAGAAGTCGCCAACAAACTAGCTGCCGATGGGTACAAGTCTGTACTCACCGGGGTGCCGTACAAGTCACCCACCCTCGCCTCAATGTATAGCGCGGAAAAGGCACGCCGTAAGAAACAACGCCAGGCCGCCAAAACCAAACCAACTCAGTTGATCGTCAACACATCCACCGGACCTGTGAAGCACGAAACGCCAGAATCTTATTGGGCGTGGCAAATGCAACGCTGCTTGGATGAAGCGTTGATGTGGAGACAGAAGATGACTGAAAAATCCACAAACCGCGTTACAAAATAACCGCACTTGTGATCTGACTGAAATTGGTCCACGCTTTGGCCCTAGGGACATCTCTAGGGGGGGAGCTAAGGCGTGGACTATTTCAAGCCCAGTCAGGCCATCGAACAAGTTCGAGCCGTCATTCTCAAATACAGATACGAGTATTTAGAACCACACCAGATCCCCTACGCAATCAAACGCTGTCGCCGTGATGCCATTGCCGTGATCAAAGGCATCGAAGACAAGTTTGGGTTTACACGCGGGGATCTTTACTGGATCGTGTTTGCAGCAATGAACATCGATTCCCCCAAAGAGAAGGTAATTGAAGACAGGCCATACAATGCAGATGGAGACGAATGACATCATGGTAGACAAAACCAAGTATGCACCAGTGAGCTCCGCACTCGTCGAAGAGATTCGCGGCTCTTTGGATGAATCACACACCATGCCGCTTGAGTGCGCGAAGTTTCTCGTCGATGCCGTCAGCGTGTCGCTCAATACTCTTGCCTTCATGCGCGAAGCCTCGCGCGCGTATGGCCACGTCGTCCAAGATCAGCTCACTTTGCTTGATCAAATGGCGATGGCTGTACATGAGAAACTCAAGAATGATTCGGAAGGATTACACTAGTATTATGGATTATTTTGAACTAATGGAGTGGGCGCGTGAAAGACAACGGAAGCAAAGAAGAAGAGTTATGGCAGTTCTGCTTGTTACTTGTGGCGGGGGTCTTGCTCTGTCTCTCGTTTATTTATTAAATCAGGTCCGTTAAGTGAAAACAAAACACCTCATCATCACACTGTTTGTCGTTGCCGTTGCGTGCTTCGTGCAGTACAGAGTTCAGACTCATTTGGAGGCTAGCCGTGGCCAAAAAAAATCGTTTTCAGTCCAGTCCCCGTGCGCTGTTACCCTTATTGGAAACCCCTAGGTTCACGGGAACCGGATTGTTCCTCCATCTCAAGCGGTCACCCCGGAACTTAGGCCGCTTGGGATGGTTGTTACTTCTATCGCTCATCGCTCAGCCAGCATTCCCACAAGGCAGCTGTGAGATTCTTCTTGGGCGTCTCAAGGGCGATTCCGTTGAGCTGCTCGCTCATGACGGCGGCCATCAAGTCGGCTATCTCTATTACAGCGTTACTGATCCAGAGCACGCTCACGTTAATTTAATCAGCGTGAACAACGCTCACCGCCGCAAGGGAGTTTCCAAGGCGTTGTTTGCTGAAATGGTCAGGCGTCACTCCAACATCAAGCTCGTCGAGGCTATTCTTGTTGGAGACAACATGCGCGCTGCTGCTGTGGCGACCAAAGAGCCGATGACGTTTGAACAATGTGAGCAGGCTGTGAAGCGGACGCCGTTCTACCGTGCCTGGGCTGGGCTTGGGTACTACTCAGTGAGGCTGTGTGAATTCAATCATCGTCTTGGAACTTTTGAAGTGGGGATCAGTTTATGAATAAGAAGTTTTCACAAATTAAATGGGAATGGGATGAGAAAACCGGGGCAACGGTGTTGACCAATCTGGCAGGACCAGGGTCACAAATTTATATTGTCCCACACAGTGAAACCAGAAGAGAGCTGGTGGTGGATATTGGGAGCGGTGACCAAGTGTACTATTGCCGTGAACAACTCAAACCCACCAGACACTCACATTCGGCAGAGAAGCAAGCCACAGCCAGAGTGAAATACCACATCGGTCTTTGGGTCAGGCAAGAGAAGAAGAAAACCGCAGCGGTGATTCGCGAAGCGAAGGACATTCTCAAAAGGATCAACAAATGAAGCTCAGTGAAGAAATGGAAAAAGCAGCAGTGAGCTACGTAGCGGACACTGATTACATCAGCGATGGAAATCGAAAGATTGCTGGGTTCGCGTTTTACGATGGAGCCATGTTCGGGTTTTTGAAGGCCGCAGAGAAGCTTCGTAAAGAGGCGGACGCTCACCCAGGAGCAAGCGAGCAACATGCGGTCGGGCACTCAGTTGCGCGATGGCTAGAGAGTGTATTTGAGTCGGGGTCGGCAAATGATTGATCATCAAGATCCTTACGTAATCGGATTTCGCAGTGGATATACGGAGTACCGCTGGCTCGCTCTTTCTTATCTACGTGAACTCGCGGCACTACCATCTGGCCACAAAGAGGCGATCAACGATTTGATTGTCAGAATGAAGATCGAAGAGGATGAAGAAGTTTGGCAAAGCGTTCAAGAAGAGTTTCCTGGGATGACCAGAGAGCAATACGAAGCGGAGCTTGAGCAATCCTTCAATATGATCAAAGCCAAACATTACGACGTAAACGGCAAGCGGAAACAGATCAGCGTGGTGAAAGAATGACCAAAGAACAGCTGCAAAACGTTAGAGTTGTGTGTGACGTTCTAGGAGAAGGAGGGAAAGTAGGCACACGAGCAGTGCATCAACTTTTAGATTGGATTGATGAGCTAGAGCGCCACGCAGAAGCCGATGCCGCGAACGCTAAGCACATGCGCTCCCAACTCGCAGAGAGTCAGGCGAGAGAGGCGCTACTGGCTAAACGACTCGGACCCGCCGGCGCAGAGATGCTTCGAGACCTAGTCGGAGTGATCAAGACTCTGAGCGCGGCGGCAGAGGCTCTGTGCGGTAGATGGCTTGATGATAGCGACCAAGTGATGCCGGAAGCTTTTATAGCGAGGTCTAACATGCGCAAGGTTTTAGCCTCCACCCTCGAGATTCGCGAAAGGATCGGTGCGGTGTGAAGCCGTTACTTGTTCATAACGCTAACGGGTGCGGCTCATGTGACGGATACGGTGTTATGACCCTATATGGTGGTCCAGCTCAACCAGAGATTCTTGCTCCATGTATTGAGTGCTCACAAACAAAGACACTCAATGAATGCCTGCTTAGTAGAGAAGCGGCAATTAAGGCGCACCACCTCGTTGAAGAGAAGCGAGCAATATCCGAACACAACGAAAGGATCGGTGCGACGTGAAGCTAAGCAAGGAACGGATGCAAGAGATTAGAGAGTTTGTGGCTAATGGAAACTATGCTGCCACAGAGGGATGCATTGTGGCTCTTGAAATGATGCTCGCCGAAGCCCTGGACACAATCGAGCGGTACGAGAGGGCGCTTCGGCATTATGAATGCACGCCCACTGTTATCAATGGTCAGAGAGTTTTAATTTACGGAGACTCTGGGGCTATTGCCCGCGAGGCGCTGAACCCAAAGGGAAGCGAGTGATGTTTATACTTACCAAAAAACCTCGAACAACTCAGGATGTCAAATCAGTCATGTATCGGGTGCCCGAGGGTGCGATAAGGCAAGCGTTTAATGCTGCGCTGGTTGACTCCGGTCGATCCGCGCAAGAGCTTGTGAATGCCATGGTTCAACATTGTTTAAAAGATACGGGTTACCTAGTTGAGGCGCTGAACCCAAAGGAGGGGTGAGTAATGGAAACGGAAGCGACGTATGCCGGAATTACGGCTTTACTTAGACTCAAGGGAATGAGGGTTGGCGAACCAATTCAAGGGATACACTTGGAAGCGATACGGTATTTTGTCGGACATCTGCTGGACTTGGTTCCTGACTCGAGAGTTCTAGGCACAGTGGAATTTCCAGAGGTTGGGAAGCCGGTGAAGACCGGAGTCTTTGCGGATACGGAGGGGGTGTGAACTTCACAGAGCGTGCGAGGGAAGAGGCGGTTAACCAACACGGCAACACTACGCACGCGTCAGCATTCGCAGATGGCGCGGAGTGGGGTTACCGGCAAGCCGTGGAGGAGTTGCGAAGTACAGACGCACCAACCGAAATGCACCGGCCATACCCGTACAACCATGGGTGGGCAGACTGGCTACTAGAGAAGGCGGGAATGGAGTGAGACTTTGTCAGACGTGTGGTGGGATGGGTGAGGTGTTGATCACTCGGGGCGAGGATGAGGAAACTCTCGAAACGTGTTCGACCTGCCATGGTATGGGTATGGTCGGAGGCCAAGAGGAATAGATTGAGGAGAAGAAATGATCTGTGTGTGGTGTTTGAAGAAGTCAGATCGCTTCCTAAAAACTCGCGGTGGAGAGTTTGTTTGTTTAGAGTGCGTTAAACTTTTAGAGGATGACTGTGATGAGTGAATTGAAAGAACCGATCACTAAACGAGATATTGCTGAGGAAGTGGCAGAGTGCTCGTACAACGTCCAGCAGCTCATCAAGGGATATGCATCGCGCCTTGTGAAGCCCGGCAATCGTTGGTTATTTTACCGACGAGTAGTAAACGATGTGTTCCAGCGAGCGTATGGTGCGGAGATGGCTCACGCTCGAATTGATGCAGAGAAATGTGCTGAGCAAATGGAGAAGGATTAGGTTTGTCTCTGCGGCGTGACGGTGGACACGCACCGAGCGAAAGCAGGTAGAGCGCACGCAGGTTCAATTCCTGCCCGAGACAAAGAACGAAAGCTGCTGGTTCCGTTGAGACGTGATTAAACAGCAAGGGGTAGCGGCCAGCAGCTAGTAGTTTACAGTAAACAAAGGACTATCAACATGAACGAATATCAAAAAACGCTCTCGAAGACTTATTGGGCAATGCTACGAAGGAGAGCGTGATGATTGATTTTAGGTCTGTACTCATCGGTCTGTCGATTGGCTGCTCAGTCGGGGCAATGGTTGGGTACAAAGTAAAGCCCGAGCCGGTAAAGCAGTTTAAAAAAATTCCCTGCGCTCACTTGGACCGCGAATACCTGATGGACAGAATCGGAGACCGGCTCCCTGTTGCAGCCAAGTGCATTTACGTCAGTATGTGATAAAGTAGCCTTATGAGGCTCGAGAAGTTTAAGAGAGCAGCAGCGGCTGAGTCAGCCTGCAGCGCAGCTCTCCTAGCATGGATGATGGCTATTGTTTTTATCTCCTACGTGATCTCCTAAAAGGGAGATGCGGAGCTCCAGCACAGAAGTATTCAGATGTATTCAAATACGACTAAACAATCGCAATAGAATCAAGGCGCATTCAAAGACATCAGGAAAGATGTGGCGTCGTCGATCTGTCTCGCGCGTTTGTATTCTCTGGCCATGGAGATCTGGCGATCCTTGAATACGCGCCAGCCATCAGCAATGAGTCGCGCATCTTTCGTGGCGATGGCCTTCTCGATGTCATCCAGGCTTTGAGACCACTTCCCTGGAAACCGCTCTTCACAGTACTTCACGCAGCCTACCCACTGATCAAAGGTCAGCTCAGACTCGATCTCTCTGATGTGTTTACCAATCTCTAGGTTGATCATCGGACAACGTCTCCTTCTGTGTAGCTGGTACCGTCAAAGCTATTGAGCAGTAGACGGTGGCCCACATACTTCCCACGGCGCCTGACCTTGGCGATCTTCAACTCTCTGCTCATGATTGTAGCCTTGCCTGCATCGATCAGATCTTGATGGGGTCGGTTGAATAGAAATACGTTCTGAGCTTCTTGGACTGAAGTGCTCGAGCCTTTGATGTCAAACTCACTTTCAACCCGGCCATCCATGGTCTTCTTCGGGTGCATGACCATGATGATGTGAAGTGGGACGTGTTTACAGAAGATGATCAGCTCGTGAACGATTCGGTCCATTTCCTGGCGCTCATCGGATGCTTTGACGCAATCCAGGAAGAAGTTGAAGTTGTCCAGGATCGCTACCTTTGCACCTTTGACGATAGCCATGTGGGACAGGTCAGCCAGCAGCTTCTCCAACGGGATGCGGTTGTCGTACAAAGCGAGATATTGGTTGTTGGCCTGAAGGATGTCTCCAAACTGAGCATGAAGCCCCCTGGCTTTCTCCACCCGGATTGGATCTCCGGTATTGAGGTCTTCTCTGGCGTAGACAGACATGATGCGCTTCATGTAATCTGTTGGACCAGTCTCAACGCTGGCCACGTAATGCGGGATTCCCTGCTGCACCAGATCCGCCGATATATTTGAGCACAGCGTGGTCTTCCCGCTTCCTGTCGCACCGCATAAAATACTGAACTCATTCGGGCGCAGACCGCCGATCATTTGGTCCAGCTTTGACAGCCTTTTGAGGTGCGTTGCCGCAGGTGGGACCAGCAGCTCTTCGTATGCCTTGGCGTAGAATTCCTGGAAGGAGCGAGCTTCGGGCTCGTGCCCCTCTTTGAAGTATTGGTTCATAGGTTGTCGATGACCTCAAATGACTTCTTTACCTTGTCGATGTCCCTGGCCAGCCAGTTGTTGAAGAACCGACCCTTGTCGCGTTTCTTCTTGTGTTGATTGGCCAGCAGCCATGCATTGGCCTTCAGTATGGACTGCTCGATCTTGGCTACAGGGTATGCGGCAAGCCACGCACGCTGCAAAGAGTGAGACACCCTGGACAGCGCCGAATGGATGGAGTGGGGCATCTCTGGAAGTGGGCCAATCATTCCGCTCTTCTTCTCGGGAACCTCCGACTCATCGAAAACCAGATACCCGCGCTCCATCATCTTTCTCAGCATGGATCTGCGAGTGACGTTGGACGCCCAAAGGTCGGTCACGGTCCCGGCATTGTGGAAGGATAGAACGAGATCAAACAGCTGCCGAAACTCAGAGTCAGTCAGACCGACCAGCTTCAAAGAAGCCAGAAATACTGGGTCCATTGAGAAGGAATGAGCCAGCGAGTCATAATGAATGGGAAATTTGTTTGTGCGTTCAATCATAAAAGTAAAAGGGCTAAGCCAGCGGGGTTTAATCGCGACTTAGCCCTTAGAACAAACGACTCACCGCACCCAGTAAAGGGAGGGTTGGCCGAATGAAACGAAAACTTGTTGCTTGAAACCCCGCTGACTTGTGTATTACGGTCCACCTGTTAGAATATCAAGAAGATTCAAAAGGGGAACACTATGGCTGCTCAAGAAAAAAAAGATGGTCAGGCGATGATTGTTGGCCCCATGGGTCAGGGTCTGAATGACGTTGCTCGTCGCGGTTACGTCAAGCTAGACTACGACGCAGATCTTTTCGATGATGAGCGCAATCAGAAGCGTATGCAACACGCCCAAGAGACCATGGCTCCTCGAGAAGTGAAATTGGAGCCGCAACTTGGATCAAAAGCAGGAAAAAAGTAATCCAGTCACACAACTGGACGAAGACCTCAAGAAGTTAAAGAACCCTGTAAACAAGGGTAAAGTCACTCGAAACCGCAAGAGAAAAGAGAAGCTTCAAGCCCTTCTCATCCAAAACGGTGGCGAGACTACGGACGAAGTCTTGTCCGTCATGCGTAGCTTGGACATGCCAAAGCCAGCGCACATTTCAGAGATCCAGTGGGAGAATGCTCGAGAGCACCTGGATACACGAGTCAAGAAGGCGATCGCTTACACCGCGCTGGGATTGAAACCAGCACAAGCGGCGCGCATGGTGGGGATCACTCCGGTGACACTCAAGCGAGCACTCACCTCGCAAGCCGGAGCCAAAGAGCTTAACCGGATTTATGATGCAGTCATTGTTGAAGAAGCCAAGAAGAAGATCGACGAGATCCTTCCTGTTGCGATCGACACAGCGTTTCAGATCATGATCAACGAGAAGACGAAGGACAGCGTGAGAATGGAAGGCGCGTTCCGCTTCATGGATCGCGCGATGGGACGTCCAACACAGACTGTTGAAATGACGCACGACCTGGTGCGCAGAGTGTATCAGCGCCTGGATGAAATCCGGACGGTCCGTAGCGAAGTCTCGACAAGTGATTTAAAATCGAGCAATAGTGAAGGTACAAACGACCCTGCTCAGGTAGCCGTTGCTTCAGCCGTCGTCGTCGTTGAAGAAAAGAAAGACGAAATTGATTCTTGGGTAGAGGAGAACCTATAAAATGATTGGACAGGGACGAGTTTTAGTTCAGGTAATATTGCTCGACTTCGCGAGCACGAACATCAACAGCACTACATACACACAGGTTCTGGCATCATTGCCGGACGATATTGTGCGCATTGATGTCACCAACACTGCGGCAGACTCGGTGATCATTGGTGCGGGTGCAGCTGGGATCGAAGTGCCAGCAGCAGTAATCGGTCAGGCAGCAACGCTGTCGATTCCGTGCTTTATGAACAAGTTTCAGCGTGTGTCTTTAAGAAGTGCATTTGTCGCGACCGTGTCTTCGGGCAGGCTGACAATTGCAGCGTACAAATAAACGGGGGTATTTATGAGTGATATTGGTAAAATGGGTTTCCAGAAGATGGAAATGGGTTCTGACAAAGCATCTGATCACGTTCTCGAGGGCGCGTATGTGGGCAAACAGCCACTGAAGTCCAAGATTGCTGAGATCTGCAAGCACACGGTTTGCTCTCAGTTCTACAGCGGTGCTCCTGGCGAAAAAGCCGAAGCCAAGGACCATAGCCCAGCAATGGAACGCAAAGAGCAAGAAGAGTATCTTTAAGCAATGCTGACGGAATCCCAGTGGATCGACAAGCTGCGGTTGTATCGCGAAGATCCCTGGGCATTCCTGTCAGAGTGCGTTTACACGCTTGATCAGACTGACGAAGTCAATCCCATCAAGCCGTTTCCCAAGCATCTGGACTACCTCAAGCTGTACGTCCGGATCTGGCAGCGCGAGAAGCGCATCGCCGTACCGAAGTCTCGTCGTATGTTCATGAGCTGGGTGAACATCGGGCTGTACACGTGGGACACCATGTTTCACTTCGGTCGGCACAACGCATTTGTCTCCAAGAAGGAAGACGACGCAGACGACCTGGTAAAGCGAGCGAAGTTCATCTTGGATCACATCCCAGAAGAGAAGCTCCCCAAGCAGTTCCTGGCGAAATACGATTACACTTTTGCGAAGCTGAAGTTCCCAGAGCTCAACTCGCTGATTCAAGGATTTCCACAAGGAGCTGACCAGCTTCGCGCGTATACCCTTTCTGGTATATTGGCAGACGAAATTGCATTCTGGGAAGAAGCTCAGAAGATGTACTCGGCAAGCTTCCCGACACTTGAAGGCGGGGGTCGTTTCACAGCGATCAGCTCGCCAGCTCCAGGATTCTTTCAACGCATGGTGTTCGATAAGATGGATGTGGCCGTCTAATGAAGAGATTCCCAATTAAAGGAGTCGAAGTCTGGAAGAACGAACGAAACAAGTTCTTCGTGTTCCAGGCTCACTACTCGGCGAATCCTCAGAAAGACACGCCGGACTACAAGAACACCATGAAGTCGGCCATGCCGATCCGGCAGTATCTCCAGGAGTTTGAGCTCCAGTGGGAGAGCTACGAAGGCACTCCGGTCTATCCAGATTTCAATCGTCAGCTGCATGGATCTCTCGAGCAGCTTGACCCCGTGCTTGGACTCCCTTTGTTGAGAGGCTGGGACTTTGGTCTCACTCCTGCGTGTGTGATTGGTCAATATGTTGACGGTCAGTTGCGCATCTTGAAAGAGTTTGTGGCCTACAATAAGGGCGCAGAACAATTCTCAAGTGAGGTAATAGCGCAGTGCAATGTGCTTTACCCTGCATGGCCAGACCAGAAGAAGAACTGGCGCGACGCGATCGACCCAGCGGGAGAGCAGCGCAAAGATACTGACATGGGGACTTGCGCCAAGATTTTGACAGCCAAGGGTCTGATTCCGTATCCAGGTCCAGTGTCGTGGGAGCCTCGCCGGTCAGCGGTTGAGCAGTTTCTTGTGGCGATGCACAACAAGCAGCCAGCATTCCTGATTGACCTCAACAGCTGTCCGGTAATCGTTCGAGGATTTGAGGGTGGATATCGGTATCCAGAGCGGTCCACAGAGATTGAACCGAACAAAATCAGACCAATAAAAGACGAACACTCGCACCCACACGATGCTCTTCAGTATTTGTGTGCTAAACTAAAACACTGGACTAAAGTAAAACGACCAGATATTCCAACATTTACATACTGGAATCATCAGGTTGATAGGGCTATCGGGGGATAAATGGCGCTGCGTGGAGCTGACGAGAAGACAAAGGACTATGACGCGCCTCAACTAAAATCGTTTATCGACAAGGTTCCGTCGGACGATCAAGCCATTATCAGAGCCACCTATTCTTATCGCGAAGAAGCCTACATGGGTCGCCGCGATCGCATCTTCCAAAACCGTCTCAATTACGACACGTACAATTTAAAGGGCGACTTCTCACACAAGAAGAAGGGTCAGTCCAAAGAGTTCCTGCCGCGCCAAGCGTTGGCAGTCGAGCAGATCTCGAGTTTCTTTCAGCAGGCTCTCATCGACTCCGTTGACTGGTTCAAGGTCAAACAGGAAGCTGGTAAGCAGGGCACCAAGATCAAGGACTTTGAAATCGAGCGACTCACGCAACGGTTTCTCGAGAAGGCCAAGTTTGACGAAGTGGTTGTTGACGGCATGAAGATGGGTCTTCTTGGCTCACTCATGGTCGCCAAGGTTCACGGTGAGTATGTGAACCGCCCAGTGTTTTACTCCAAGGACGAGATCGTTGGCGACAAGGTCAAGAAGTCTTTGTTCAGAGAAGACAAGGAAGTTTGGAGACTCAAGATTGATCTTATTCGCCAGGAAGACTGGTTTCCAGATCCTACTGGAGACGGCATGTACGTCATTCAGCAGTCTGAAGTTGACCTCCATACGCTGCGCGCGTGGGCCGAAGAGCCCAATAGCCCGTATGACAAGTCGATCATCGATCAGATTGTCGGTGGATTTGAAGACGTGGAGCAGGTGGGACGCAAGGCTCGGGAGACCGGCCAGAACCCTACCTACACATCGTACCGCAAGCGCGTTCGTCTGTGGGAGTGCTGGGGCACGATCATTGATCCAGCTTCTGGTGAGACGATTGCCAAGGATGTGACATGGACTGTGGCCAACGATCGTTTCTTGATCGCAAAGCCTCGCCCGTATCCTTTTTGGCACGGCAAGAAGCCGTTTGTGGTCACTCCGATCATTCGGACTCCGAAGTCTGTGTGGCACAAAGCATTGATGGATGCCCCGACTGCAATGAACTTGGCGCTCAACGAGAGCTACAATCTGTTGCTCGATACGGGCATCATGGCCACGTTCGGTATCCGTCAGCTCAGAACATCTGGGTTGTCTGACGAAACAAAGATCTCTGACGGCATTGGACCGGGTGAGACTCTCGAAGTGAACGACTCGCTGCCTGTTGGCGCGAAGGTGATGGAGCCGATCCAAACCGTTCAGATGGGTCCAGAGTCGATCAACATCTTCAATCTGACCAACCAAGAATTCAACTTGTCTGCGATCACGAACGATCTGCGCATGGGCGCTGTTCCAGCTCGAGCAGTCAAGGCTACCGAAGTGGTTGAAGCAAGCAACACGATCACCAGCATGTTCAACGGTCTGGTGAAGATCGTGGAGCAGAACTGGATTCAGCAGATTGTTGAAATGGCGTGGGCGACGATCGCTCAGCACATGGATGACATCGATGAAGACGAAGTGAAGGCTCTCCTTGGCGAACAGCGTCAGGTCGAGATTGCCCAGCTCTCTCCTGAAGAGCGTTTCGCTGAGACGGTTGAAGGATTTAAGTTCAAGGTTCACGGCGTCTCGATGCTGCTCAACAAGACCAAGGACTTCAAGAAGCTCACGAGCCTTCTTCAGACGATCAGCAGCTCTCCTGTGTTGATGGAAGAGTTCATCAAAGAAAACAGCATGGGCGCATTGCTCAGAGAGATCATTGAGAGCCTGGACATCGACGTCTCGAAGATTGAACTCGACGCGGTTGAGAGAGAAGCGATGGCAGGTGGAGCGATGGGCGCAGGAGCCGCACAGCCAGGTACCGGCCCAGACATGCAATCACAAATCGCACAAGTATCAGGAATGGGTGATGAAGGATCTGCGGGTGGACCACAACCAGCCCAAGGACAAGGCGGGGTCGCGCAGGCGAGCTTCCCGCCAAGTAGAGCAACGCGATGAGAGCTCACGCAGACGTTGATCTACAATTGGTCCAAGACGGGCGCATGTGGCAGATAGCCGCGCAATTCTTTGTTACCCAACTTCAAAGTCGACGTGAACGAGCCGTATCACAAGCCACCGCACTGATCAGAAATGAAAAGTATGACGCAGCAGCACTTGCGTCAAAGCTCGCCATCGTTGCAGAATTTGATGACCTCATCAAAGAGATCGAGCGAAAGATCGCTCGAGGAAACGTAGCAACAAAGGAGCTGAACGATGGAACCTGAAAAGAAATTGACTGACGCAGACATTTTGGTTGGCGGCCCGATGGGCAAGCAGATCAATCCTCAAGAGCAAGAAAAACAAGAAGCAACTCAAGAAGCCACAGCAGAGAAGATCATTGTTGGTGGCAAAGAGTTCGCGACGGTTGAAGAAGCTACAGCGTTCTACCGCCCAGCGAAACAGCAGCAGGCTGCCGCTCCGGTTCAGCACGCTGCTCCAGCAGCACCAGCGCAGGACGTTGATCCAGCAGACATTTTGTTTGAAGATCCGAAGACTGCACTGCGTCTCGTTGAAGAGCGTGCGTACAGCCGCGCAAAGACAGAGATCAAGCAGGAAGCCCAGTACGATCGCAATCGTGACAAGATGTGGGTGGACTTCTACGACAAGAATAAAGATTTGGCCCAGATGAAGGGGTTGGTTGATGGTGAGTTCGCACGCCGATTTAGTGAGCTGCAGGATTTACCAGTAGACCATGCTCTTGATATCATCGCAGCATCAGCTCGGAAAACGGTGGGAGAAGTGAAGCGTGCAACGACGCAAGCTACACGACTACCATCGGGGCCAGCAAAAGTTTCGTCTGCAAGCGGATCGCCTTCGCCTTCCGTTCCCGCAGCGAAACCTGTCGCCAAGACTTTCGTTGAGGAAGTTTTGGAGGCCAGGAAGAGGAAGGCATAATTAATGACTAAATATGGAGGAAGGTCATGAATTTTACATGGACATTTGACGCACCAAGTGGCGTCTACAAGTCGCATGAACTGTCTTCGGCGCTCCGCAAGGCCGCGATCCGAGAAACTAAGTTCATGCAGTTTACGAAACCCGAAGCAGGGTACGGAAAGAAGAGCGGGGACACGATCACTATTGCTCGTGTGTCCAATCTCGCAATCCCTACCAGCGGGAAGCTACAGGAATATGCTAAGATTCCTGAAGATCAACTGACAATCACCACTGTTGGCATCACTGTCAGCGAGTGGGGTCGTGCAGTTCCATTCACCTCGTTCTCGGACGATCTTTCTGTGTACAACATGGAAAACATCGTTCAGCGCGCGTTGAAAGATCAAATGAAAGTGACGATGGACAATGCCGCAGCAGCAGCATTCAAATCGACATCTGCAAAGATCAAGGCAACTCCTGACGCTGTTGGTTCGATTCAATTTGGAACAAGCGGTGTGGCTCCTGCGACTGCAGCAGCTAACCTCAACGTGTTCCACGTAGAACAGATTCGCGACTATATGTTCTCGACTCTGAATGTTCCTCCATATGAAGGCGATGACTACGTTGCTCTCGTTTCGACGAAGGCAAAGCGCGGTCTCATCACCGATCCACATTGGGAAACATGGCACAAGTACACTGACCCAGAGAGCAAGTATAACGGCGAAATCGGACGTCTTGAGAACATCCGTTTCGTTGAAGTGAACAACACTTCTGCGTTGTCTGGTTCCTTGGGAACTGGTGGTGTATTGGGTGAAGCGGTGTTCTTCGGTGCAGACGCAGTGGCTATGGCCATCGTGACTGACCCAGAACTTCGCGCAGCGATCCCTGGTGACTTCGGTCGTCAACGCGCTGTTGCCTGGTATGGTGTGCTTGATTTCGGTGTTGTGTGGGATACTGCCAACGCCGGTGAAGCGCGTATCGTTCACGTAACTAGCCTCTAATAGAAGGAGAACAACCAAATGGCTTACAATGTAAAAATCTTTGGATTGTCTCCAGCTGTAGCCGGTCCGCAATCCGTTGCGAGCACTGGTGTTAAGCAGGAACATGTTGCTGGATCAATGCTCAAGGTTCGTCGTGTGACTTTCGTTGTCACGACTGTCTTGGGTGCTGGTGCAGTGACTGTTGCAATTACCAAGCGTCCGATCCCTGGCTCTGCCACGGGTGAAGTTGCTCTCGGTTCACTTGCAATCCCTGCTCTGACAGCCGCTGGGACGAAGATCTACAAGGATCTCAATAGCTCTGTTTCCATCCAAACTGGTGAGTCAGTCGCGTTCAACGTGTCTGCTGCAGCAGCTTCTGGAGCAGGTTATTTCTTGATCGAAGGTGAAGAAGACCCAGAAACCGCTCTGAACCAAAGCTTGGTTCTCAGCGCCTAAGGTCAAATGTGTTGGGGGTGGAGTTTGGACGGCTCCTTTCGCCACCCCCAGCTCTTTTAAGGAGATACTCAAATGGCACTATCTACATTTTCGATCCTCAAAAGATCAAAACTTGAAGACAGTCGGCAGATCCTAAACGTGAGCCTTGCTCTGGGTGATGGCTCCGCAGCCTATCCCGCTGGTGGAATTGAAATCCCGCTTGCACAGCTCGGGTTTCGCATGTCCATCGATTCAGTCATGTTGATGAACGATGCAGCTAGCACACGTATGGTGAAGTACGACGTTACAAACAAAAAGCTTCGTATCTACGTAGAAGGCGCTGCCGTCTACGCGGAAATGAGCGGGACTGTCCCAGCGATGACGCTGGAACTTCTCGTCATTGGAGCATAAACAAATACCGAAAGGAGCCGTTTTATGAGCGAGTTTGACAAGAGAACACACATTTTTGATCCACGTACCGGCAAGCTGCAGACTGTGCAGACCTACCGAATGATTGTGGACCGCACTGCGGGAACGATCTATGAGCGACCAGAACATTCTGGAAGTTGGTTCTACCCTGATGGGTCAGAAGTTCCAGCCGACCGTTTGCCTGAGCGTTTCAGACCGCAGAAAAAAGAAGAACCTAAGGCTGAACAGGCTTCTAAAAAAGCCTGACGCTTGGCCCTGGGGACTTAGGGGGATAGCCGATGGCTGCATATCAATACAAAATAAGCGACATCAAGAAGGCTGTCCTTCGCAATTGCGGAGAGGTTGACGACGGGCAATCGTTCTACGAACAGAACGGCCAAGTCATGCAGCTCATCAACCGTGCCTACCTGGCTATTCTGGCAGGTGGTAACGAGTTTGACGTTGAACTATCTAAACCCTGGGTTTGGGCCAAAGAGCCTCGACCTGGGGTTTTTGTTATCCAGCCCCCCATCCACTTGGGGAACGTGGCTGTAGTCAACGGCAGCAACAAGGTGACGCTGGCTACGCCTCCATCGACGAGCCTCAATGGCTACTGGCTGAAGCTGTCTGATCGGTACGAATGGTTCCGAGTGATTGGTCACGCTCCTGGCGGATCGATCATGACGATTGATTGTCCGTACACTGACCAGACCGCATCAGCGATTGACGCTAACGCAGTGTTGATTGATTACACGCTGGCTCCTGCTGGCGGTATCTTGCGGTTGATTCACCCGTTCGTGATCTACCGTACCCAGGATTACCTCGGAGACTTTGAGTACAAGCTCTATCAGATGGATCAAGCAGAGATGCTCAAGAACTATCCGATGTCTCAGATCATGCAGCGCACACCAGCGTACTACTGCGTGACGTATGAGAGCACCGACGGGAAGACGACTGTTCGCATGAACAGCTACCCGTTTGAGCAGGTCAAAGTTGAGTATGAGTACATCAAGCTTCCGGAGCTACTTACAGACGGCAGTGCTGGTTCTGTGGACTCTGAGCCCCTCATCCCTTTGGAGCATCGAGACGCGCTTACGTTTGCTGCAAGCTACTTCCTGTGTGTTGAGAAGAACGACTCAAGACAGCAGCAGTACCTCCAGCAGACTCAAGCGAAGCTGAAGGGGATGCAGAAGGCATCAGAGAAGGAAAAGACCCAGACCGCGAGCATTGACCGTGGTCGTCTGGTCCCAAGACAAGATCTCTACTGGCGCACTAAGCGCAGGATTGAGCAGACCACCTCATGAGCTATACTGGGCAGGTTTTCAATCTACCGCTTGGGAACATGGGTTTGTACACGGACGACAGTCCGACGATCACCCCACCTCAGGGATTGAAGCGAGCGATCAACGCACACGTGAAACACGGGTTCCTTGAGAAGGAGCCTGGGTCGAGGCGGTGGAATCAAGACCCACTGCCTTCTGGCGTTGTGGCTGTGTTTGATTGGTGGCCTGGTCAGAACGTCCAGCACATGATTGCTGTGACCCAGGATGGCCGTGTCTGGCGCTTTGAGAACTACCGACTGGTGGCCGAAGTGCTACCCACTGGGCTTGCTCCTACCCGACTCCGGGTGACGGATCAGGTCGTTATTGTTTCAGGTGGCAAGGAGTCTTTGGGCAAGAGCAGGAAGCTGTTCATCTTTACTGGCAACGATCCGGTTCAGATCATTGATGGCGATTCAACGACGCGTCGGAACATGGCCTTGCCAGCGTTTAACTGGACAGCGTCGAGCTACCCTCGGTTTGGGTTGATCCACTCGAACCGTATGTGGTGCCCAGGTGGAAAGAACACTGCGCACA